TGTGGCGCAGTGGCAACACATTGCTAAACGTGTTACCTTTCGGCAACAGCCACGCCGCAGAGGACGCATAGATGAAATTCCCACGTCTGTTTGGGCGCGCTGACGTGCCGAGCGTCAAAGAATCCGCAGCCGCATACACGCATGTCATGACGCCAGGTCAGCCCGTGTGGTCTCCGCGCGATTATGCGGCGTTTTCGGACGAGGCATACCGGCGCAACGTCATCGCCTATCAGGCCGTCAACCGAATCTGTGACGCGGTGGCGTCGGTGCGGTGGCTGGCGTTCAGGGGTGAGCAGGAGCTTATCGCGCACCCGCTGCTTGAATTGATCGCGCAGCCAAACCCCATGCAAAGCGGGGCCGAGTATATCCGCGCCAAGGTTGGCTATTACCTGTTGGCGGGCAACGGCTACGAGGAGCGCGTGACGGTAGCTGGGCAAGCGCGCGAGCTTTACCAGCTTCGCCCGGACCGTATGCAGATCATCCCTGCGGCCAACGGATTGCCGGAATACTATTGCTACAAGGTCGGCGGCAAGAAGGTTATCTTTGCGCGCTCGCCAAGCGGGGCCTTTGACCTGCGCCACATGAAGGCGTTTAACCCGATCAACGATTGGTATGGTCAAAGCCCCGTTGAGTCCGGCGCATACGCCATCGACCAGCACAACGAGGCGATGAAATATATGCAGGCGTTGCTTCAAAACAGCGCTCGCCCATCCGGCGCGCTCGTGGCAAGCGGCGATACAGTGCTAGGCGACGATGCGTTCCAGCGGCTCAAAGCCGAGGTGCAAGACCTGTATTCGGGGGCGCACAACGCAGGTCGCCCAATGATCTTGGAAGGCGGGCTGACGTGGCACGAGATGGGCCTGAGCCCAACGGACATGGGCATCCAAGAGGCCAAAAATAGCGCGGCGCGCGACATTGCGTTGGCGTTCGGTGTGCCGCCTCAGATGCTCGGCATCCCCGGTGACAACACGTATTCCAATTACAAAGAGGCGCGACTTGCGTTTTGGGAAGATACGGTCATCCCGCTCGTTGATCTAATCGCGCAAGATTGGAGCGCATGGTTAGGCAAGCCACAGGGCATCCAGATCAAAGCGGACTATGACCAAGTCCCGGCCATCGTTGATAAGCGGAGCGCGCTTTGGGACATGGCGAATATGTCCGACGATCTCACCATTAATGAGCGGCGCGAGATGAAGGGCTACGACCCGATTGAAGGCGGCGACGTTGTGCTTGTGCAGTCTTCGCAAATCAGCCTGAGCATGGCAAGCGAGCCGATCCTGCCTGCCGACATATCCCCCGCTCTCGCCAAGGCGCTGGCATATGGACACGACGTCAAATGACGCTCGCCACCGGCAACACCCGCGCTCAGGAATTGCGAGCGCAGGGCCTATTGCTCGACCGCCTGTCAGGTAAATTCGAGCGGCGGATGCGACGCGAAATCAGCGCCTCAATGCGCGAGATGCTGGCGTTTTGGGAGATTACCGGCGAAGTGCCAACGGCGCGCGACCACATCGAGCGGGTCGAAGCGCTCTATGCGTCGATGGCAGGCGAAAGCATCCTAGCCTTTTCGCAGCGCATTAACCGCGTTGCCAAGGCTGGCGCAGGTCCGACCGAGCGCAAAGACTTCGCGGCGATCATGCGCACGTTTGCGCTGCGATACGTCGCGTCCGAGGCGATCCGGCAGCGCATCACTTACGTTTCCGAGACCACGCGAGCCAGCATCGTTGACGGCGTGCGGCGCGGCTATGAGGACGGGCTAGGCCAGGCCGGTATCGGCGCGCGTATCCTTGAGAATGTCCCGAGCCTAAGCATTGGACGGGCCAACCTTATCGCGCGCACCGAAACCCACGGCGCAGCCAACGCGGGCGCAGACGCCGCCATCCGCGAGGAGGGCCTTGAATATCGGCGCGAGTGGCTGGCGGGCAGCGATGCGCGGACCCGTGACAGCCACAGGCGCGCGGACGGTCAGGACGTCGGCGCGGACGAGCCGTTTAGCGTTGGCGGGACGCGGCTGATGTATCCAGGCGATCCGGGCGGCAGGGCGTCGGAGGTGATAAATTGCCGATGCGCCGTCGCGTTTGTGATAGTCTAGCCACAGTGTTGCAAACATGCTACAGTTAGCCAACACGCAATGAGGGCCGATAAATGCAAACCAAACATTCGCCCGCGCTTATCAAGGCAATGCCAGATTCAGACGGGACGTTTGAAGGCTATGCGTCGGTTTTTGGCGTGGTCGATCAAGGCCTAGACGTGGTTGCGCCGGGTGCTTTCCGAGCGTCGCTCAACACGGGCCGCAAGGTCAAAATGCTTTGGCAGCACGACACTTCCAAGGTAATCGGCGTTTATGAGTCGATTGCGGAAGATGATTATGGCCTGAAGGTCAAGGGCCGTCTCCTCGCCGACGTCAAGCAAGGCGCAGAGGCGTTGATCCTCTTGCGCGCCGGGGCCATTGACTCAATGTCGATCGGCTATCGCGTGCGCGAGGCCGAGCCTGAAGCGGACGGCCGAGTGCGCCGCCTCACGGCGATTGACCTCATGGAAATTTCGCTCGTCACGTTCCCAATGTTGCCTGATGCGCTAGTCACGGCAGTCAAGGGAATCGAGACTGAGCGCCAATTCGAACGGTTTCTGCGGGACGCAGGATACTCAAAAGCAGACGCCACGGCGATCACATCGCTTGGCTTCAAGGGCTACCTCTCCCGGCGGGATGCTGCGGCGGATGATGGCAAGGCTGAGGACGCGGCGCGAGCCGACCTCACAAACCTCCTCCAATCTTTCGGGAAAGCATTCCAATGACTGATGAAATCAAGGGCGTGGCGGACGCCATCAAGGCGATCCACACCGGGTTTGACGCCTACAAGAAGGCCAACGACGAGCGCCTTGCGCAGATCGAAGCCAAGGGCAGCGCCGACCCGCTGACCGAAGCCAAGCTCGCCAAGATGGAAGCCGCCATCACCGCCGCTCAGGCCGTTGCAGACGAGGCCGTGCTGGCATCCAAGCGCGCCGCCCGTGTCGTGGTTGACGATCATGGCAACCCCATCGACGTTGATGCTGCGATGGAGGCCAAGGCCGCTTCGTGGCGTCGTCATGCCGGTGGCTTTGTCGGCGAGATGCAGGCGCGTCAGATGACCGGCGAAAGCCTCAAGAGCTATACTGAAATCATGGAAGGCTATTTCCGAAAAGGCCCTGACAGTCTCGACCACGACGAGCGCAAGGCCCTGTCTGTCGGCGGCGACGCAACCGGCGGCTACACGGTCAACCCCGACATGAGCGGCGCAATCGTGACGAAGATCTTTGAGACCTCGCCGATGCGCGCCTATGCTGCGGTGCAGGTCATCAGCAAGGATGCGCTCGAAGGCCTCTTTGATCTCAACGAGGTTGGCTATGGTTGGGTTGCGGAGACCGCCGCGCGCCCCGTCACCAGCACGCCGAATTTCGGGGCGTGGCGCATCGCCGTGCATGAGATGTATGCGAATCCGAGCGCCACGCAGCAGATGCTTGACGATCCCGAAATCAACATCGAGCAGTGGCTTGCTGGCAAGGTCGCGGACCGCTTTGCGCGCGCTGAGGCGGGGTCCTTCGTCACCGGCGATGGTGTCGGTCAGCCGCGTGGGTTCCTCACGTATCCGGCGGGTGTGACCAACCCCGGCCAGATTCCGGTCACGAACAGCGGCGTGAACGGCGGGCTTGCGGCGGCTCCGAACGGCGGCGACGTGCTGCTGACCGCGCTCTACAACCTCAAAGGCCCGTATCGCCTGAACGCCAATTGGTTCATAAATCGCGCGACCACGGCGCTCCTGCGCAAGGCCAAGGATTCGGACGGCGCTTACCTGTGGCAGCCGGGCATTGGGGCCGGGCAGCCTGCCACGCTTCTCGGCTATCCCGTCGCCTCGTTTGAGGATATGCCCGATCCGGCGACCGGCTCGCTTTCCATTGCGGTTGGCGACATGCGGTCGGCTTATCAGATCGTTGACCGCGTGGGCATTCGCACGCTGCGAGACCCGTTCTCCGCCAAGCCCTTCGTGGAGTTCTACTCGACCAAGCGGGTCGGCGGTGCGGTCATTAACTTCGAGGCTCTCCAGCTTATCAAGCTCGCATCCTAACGACTTCTCCGGGGGCGGCAATCGCGCCGCCCTTGGGCCACGCAACCCCATCTAAGGAGTCTCGCCATGCGCGACCTTATCTCTAACGTCCAGCGCGTTCACCTCGGATCGCTGACCATGAGCGGCAC